AGTTCGCTTCACGCCTCTGATCGTGCGGTACAACTTACCGAGATCACTTAGGTAGATCACGAGGCTGGCGTAGAAGTCCAACGCCTTACCGCCAGACCGTGTGTACTTAGCACCACGAATCATGGCTCCGATCTTATCCCGGATCTGCGAAATGATAATAACACACACCCGCGCCTTACTCAGCCGCCGAACAAGTGTACGGAAGAGCTCACCCATCAGCTTCTGCTTCTCAAGGTTGTAGGAGCCTTCGCGGATGTCACGGTCCACTTCCTTGGCGGAACTCAACGCATCTAATGAGTCGATGATATACAGACCGGGAGGCGTAGACCTAAGCGCGCGTGTACGTGCTTCTTTGTCTGTTAGCTTCTTGTCCTTCTCCCGAAGCTTCTTGGCGAGGACGTCGGTAGTCTTCTCCACAGACGCTAGACACTTCTGGAGATCTTCGAAGACATCCTCGATAGTACTCCACGAGTTACCAGGACCGTCTGGTCCGAAGTCTATCATCTCTACAGGCAGACCCAGATCCTTAGCATAACTGACATCGAAAGCCGCTTCTGCCTCACGGTACCAGATCTGACCTTTTGGGTACTGTGCCGCGAAGTTAGCACATGCTTCAATCGCCAAGAGTGTCTTGCCGGTTGACTTATCCCCCACTAGGTTAACAATTCTTCCAAGAGGCCAAGCACCCCTGCCTCCGCCACTTGCAACACAATCTAGCAGTGTGCACCCGGAGCGAATGAAGTCAATCTCCTTCGCTCCGAAGTACACGTTAGTACGCCTTGGAGGTAGGGATGCTTCCACCCCCACCTCCGTCTTCTCTTTCGCCTTGAATCTTGCAGCCAACTTACCCTCCGAGCGGCTAATAGAAGCCTAACGAGAGACTATCTCTCAACAGCCCTAGCTACGCCGCCGACCGAGACGCGAGAGCCTACCCTTGGCGGACGTATCTTCCTCAGCCGGTTCTTCCTCAGGCTCCTTGCCCCGTACCCGTTCGCGGGAACCACCACGTGGCGGCGGGGCGTCATCTTCTGCCTCAGGTTCAGGCTCTTCCTTAGAACCACGGCGACCGGAACGAGGCCGTTCCTCAGACTCTTCCTCAGCGGGTTCTTCTCGACCACGACGTGAACGCGGCGGCGGATCATCGGCTTCAGGTTCTTCACGAGCAGAGCCTCGACGAGAGCCACGGCGATCCTCTTCCCCCTCCTCGTCGCGGGCTGCGCCACGCCGCGAACTACGCTCAGGCGGAGCATCATCGTCCTCACCGCGACGGGAACCACGGCGAGGTGTTTCCTCGTCGTCATCACGACGACCACGCCCACGCGGAGCATCGTCATCCTTGTCCTTCCGACTCGGCCCCTGCCCGAACAAAACCTTCTCGATGTGATCGAACGGGAAGAACTCCAGAATCTCAGAAAGTGGATTCTCCACGACGTAGTCCAACCACTTCAGCTGCTGCTTCTCATCGTCACTGAGCGGCGACGGATCACGGGCAACCTCAATGCGCTTGTACTTGGTGCGCATCTTCTCGCCTTCGCGATCAAAGAAGACATCGAAGCCATCCTCGGGGTGGTCAATCAAAAGGATCTCACCAGTACCCTTCACCTGACTAACAGCACTGACGTCCTTCGACGTACCGTGTGGCATGGACCAAAGCTTCGGGCCTGTCTTCTCATCACTGCGGTCGATGAGCCAGCACAGAATACGACGGGACCACTTCAGTTTGTCGGCCTCGTCCGGGTCCTCCACAGAACGCTTCGCTTCGCAGACAGCACAAGGCTCACCCTTCATCTTGTCCGAGCACAGGTACGTGCCGTTATCTGGACCGACGTTGTAGTGAATATAAATGTCGATGCCCCAGTGATCGCCCCACTTTTCAAAGTCCTCATCCGGCGCACGCGGCATGATACGAATAGAGTTCTCACCTTCCTTTGACTTGTACCAAAGGAAGTCGCCCTTCACATAGCTGTCAAAGGAACCTGCTGATTCCTTGGAACGGCGCATAACCGACTCATCCGAGCGCCCCCGGTACTTGAAACTAGGTTTTGCCATCTTAGTCCTTTTTCCTTCTGAAGTATTTCTCTAACACTGAGCGGTCGTAATCATCCCTGGACCGGTAGTAGCCTAAACTAGCAACCCGTGCAAGAACATACACAACCACGATTAAAGCAAAGAAGCCCACCACACAGTAGACTATAAATTGAACCTCAGCCATTGTTCGTTCTACGCTCACGTCGAACTTGTTCAGCACGTTCTCGATTTCTGTCACCAACGTCATGGCGAAAAGAAGAAGCACCGTGTTCTCCGCGAACGTTACCTATCTGAGATAGATGAAGGGCTACAAGTTCACGGAGCATAAAGGAGCGTTGCTGGTACGCCTCCTTGAGAGCTAGCCACCGGTCAGCCTCAGTACGTGCAACCAGCAGTTCCCGCTGCAACGCCTTGATGTTGTCCAGAGTACGTAAGTGGTTTGAGATACCACTCTCCGTAGCCTTCTCCTCATTCTGCGCCAGAAGCGAACGAAACTTGCCGTCCTCAGTAGCTGTCACTTCTTCAAGTTCAAGCTTGGCCGTATCACGCCGCGCATTCGCAGAAGCAACCTGCTCTGCTACATGGTAGAATGATCCCGGCTGTTCAACGAGACAAGTGTCGAGGTCATCCCGATCGATTGCAAGTGAGTTCTCAAGCTCAGATAGAACTGCCGAACTGTCCGAAGACCGGCGTGAGGGGGTGGGTTCTGCGGTAGCTGTTCTGCGTGCGACCATGACTAAACATACTCCGGCTAATTAGCGAAAACCAAACGACCACAAGCGAGCACAAGAGGACTTGCCCCGTCTGCGGGATTGAACGGAGTTGAGAACGCCTCTAGGATAGCAAAGGCACTCTCAGAATCTTTTCCCTTACCGTTTAGTACGACAGCGGTCGTATAAGCACGCACAACGTGCCGCACCGATTCAGGGTTCGTCTCCTTGAGCGCGGTCAGGATTGTCTTAACCTCACCCCAGTTCGAACCGTTGACGAGTGCTCGGGCCAAATCAACAGCTTCCTTGGATTCTGCAGCACTACGCAGAAGCTCAGCAGCCTCCTTACGATCCACCGCTGCTAAGCAAATACCAAGGTTGGATAAAGCTTGTCGAGGCGAGCCACTAGCTTCCTCAGCACAAAGCTCGATTACCTTGCCGTCAACATCCTTGGCTTCAGCAGTGCTCTCAAGTAACGTGCACAAGTCATCAAAGGAAACTTCCTTCAGCTGGTAAGCGGAACACCGCGTCTTAATCGCGACTGGAACCTTGGTTGGCTCCGTAGTACAGAGGAACCAAGTAACCCAAGCCGGGGGCTCTTCCATGGACTTCAAAAGGGCCGTGATCGCTGCCTTACTCAACGCATGGCATTCGTCAATGATTACGGCCTTCATTGCGCCAGCGCCAAGGGGGCGGTACATAAGCCCGTCAAGAACACTACAGATCTCTTCCTTGGTTGAGGTAGTAGCACCGTCAACTTCAATCAGGTCACCGGGCAAGCAGCCAAGAGCCTCAGCCGCAAGCCGAGCCAAAGTTGTCTTGCCCGTCCCCGGAGGACCTGTGAACAGAAACGCATCGCTGCTACGTTTGTCGATCACCTTCTCTAGTGAACGCACAACAGCGTCCTGACCTATGACTTCTTCAAAAGAGCCGGGACGATACTTCGTAATCATCGAACCTTGCTTACCCATTTCAATGCTTCTCCAAACGCTTGAGTGTAAGGTAACACAGAGCGAAACTGACTAAACTTAAGAGTAAAGAGAGCATCGAAAGTAGGGAAACCCAAAGCATCTACTCCCCCTTCGGAACAAAAACACCGTGGTTGTTCACCCACGACACAAACTGCTCGCTCAAAGCTATTGACTGTTCCTTGGTAATGTCCTTCTGCGCGCCAATGAATGCAACCATAAAGCACGGGCGTCCGTGTGAATCCAGAAGCTGAACACCACCACCAACGATACCAGACCAAGGAATTGTTTTTGCTGAAACCCTCATGTCACTTCCACGTATCTGACGAATAGTTACCAATCTCTTCCATATCAGCCCAGTTCTTACCCAAGCTCATCTCCACAGTGATCGGTACAATATGTGCCCACTCAAAGGGTACCTGAAGCATCATACCAATTATCTTTTCGGCAATTACGTCAATGTCCTTTTCGGGAACCCGCAAAAAAGTCAAGTCATCATGAATATTAATCTCGGGCTGAAGTCGTTGGTCCTGCGTCTCGGACAAACGACACATAGCATCTAACACGATCTCTGCGGCTGTGCCCTGTACTGGACTATTATAAATTTGATTCACACTCATCGGGCCGTGTCTCCTACGCCCGGTAAGGCTTTCTGTGTACCCGAGCTCACGATATGCTTCTAGCTGCAAAACTTGCCAGTCATGTACCCCTGAGAACTGTTTCCAGAATTCACGCACTAAAGGCCTAACCACATTAATAGGTATCTTTAAGTAACTAGCAACAGAAGTGTCCTTTGCACCAAAAAACAACGGAAAAGTCCATTGGTTCTTGACATCCGTGCGGAAGGTCTTCATGGCCTTCTTATCCTTAAGAAACTTCTTACCACCAACCCGCGCTGGATATTCGTGAGCAATCCGCTCCGCCCACTCCTGATGAACGTCATACCTATCCCAAAGCGCCTTGACAAACCGTTTGTCATTAGTAAACATAGCTATTACGCGCGCCTCGATTTGACCATAGTCAAATGCAAGCACGTGACAACCAGCAGCTGCGCGAACTGAGCTCCGCACCTCCTTTGTCTCTGCACTTCGCTTTGGAAAGTTCTGCAGATTAGGCCACTCACAACTCAAACGAGATGTCTCTGCGAAGAACGTATTAAACTGACAATGAAGTAAACCGTCAGACCACAAAGTAGTGCCCTCTACTCCTAAAGCCAAAGCATCTATATACTTTGACTTGGTTCCTGAAGCAGAACGAAGCTCAATTAGTGCCGAAGACAAGGGGTGTTCGATTTGGAGCAGAACTGATTCGTCTGCCGAACGCTTCTCGACCTTGGTATACTTATCAACAACCCGAACCTCGGGACGCTTCAGCATATCATCAAAAACATAAAGGATATCTGGGTTGGACTGCGGGTTGAACGCCCGGCCCTTCACCTTCTTGAAGTCCCGGATTACGTCGAGGCCCTCAATAACGCCCAGCGCCGCGTCAACCTTACCGCCGTACTTTTTACCCAGTACCTTGATCCTCTCTTGGTCAACGGGAACCCCTTTGAGTTGGCTGAGCGTTACAGTAGGGACGCGACGTACAGCCAACTCATATGGGTGCTCCAGCCCCAGCCTCTGTATCTCCTCCCAGAGCTTGCGCCACAGCCCGTGATGATACTTAGCGTCCATCCCTTGGTAGGACAGAACCTTGTCCAGCGGTGTGGTCTCCAGACGGGCACGATCAATATTGGAAAGCTTCTTCAGGTTGATGCCGAAGTACTGCTGAACAAGGAACTCAAGACTGAACGGCCCCGGCTTCTGTTTGCCGCGCCGCTCATCAATGATAGCAGCAGCTGTGGCTGTGTCCTGCCACGGGCGCGCACGCAGCACTTCTGTTCCAAAGAAGAAACCAGACCACTCTAGTTCGAACGCAAGATTGTGGACCACCTTCACACATGAAGCCCTGAGTAAGAACCGCGTCCAAAGATCAATGACGTCAGCTACCTGCTGCTTTGTGTAGTGTGCTCCTGGGTGATGAATAGGAAACGCGTAGGCCTTCTCAAGCGTACCAACGCCCGCCGTTAGAATCTTAGCACCGGTGGCGTACGGACGAAGCCCGTTCGTCTCGTAGTCTAAACCAACCTCAGGTTGTTGTGAGGCCCACCGTAGAGCAGACTCTATTTGGCGGATGTCTGTGATGCACTCAACGTTAGCCCGCGCAATGGTCTCAGTGTGAATGACCGGCTTCTCCAAACCGTCTTCAACATCAGCAAACGCTTGGCGCATGTCAAACATAAACATGCGCTCATCCTCAGAACCGAAGTCACCACCGTTGTCACGAGCGAACCGCAGAAGCTCTGCTGGATCAGAGAAGGCGTAGTACCAGCAAACATGCGTGCCTACCTGAACAGGCATACGGCGACCACGCCAATGCTGTATCCCGTGGAAACCGCTCACCCAATGGAGGGGCGCGTTCCCAAAACCAAAGATTGCCTTTGGCTTGGCTTCCTCAATATCTTTGACCACGCGGGGTCGACAACACTCGAGAGCAACTGCTGTTGGCGCTTGATTCTTAGGAACAAAACTGTTTACGATATTGTTCCAACGCAGGTGTGGCTTGAACTTCTTGGGAATCCAGCGATAGACCATATCGCCTGCTTCACCACTGAAGTGTTCGCTTCGCTCAACATCACCGCGAATCGGTGAGACACCCAACATATAAACTAAAGGCCGGGCAACGCCCGTAGCGGACATTCGACCCGGCTCTTGTTTCAGTGGGCAGGCTTGGCAACCTAATTTATGTAGAAGCGCCGTCTCTGCTTTGGCTTGGAAGTCTCCAGAACTGCTCGTGTCCGCGAAAAGTAGGCCCATTCTAATCCTTACTCTTCTTTGCCTTCTTCGGAGCCGCAGCCTCATGCTGCGCCAGAACAAACATAAACTTGTCCTTGCCTCGAAGCGTAACCGCATTACTGCCTACGGCCATCTCGTTCACGTCACGAACAGACAGAAGTGTCTTGGCAACAACGGGGACCACACACTTCGGCAGAGACTTGCTGACCTCAAACTCCTCAGCCAACTCACCGAGCTTGAAAGCACCGGTCATACCAAGGGACTTACCACCAGTCTGGAGTGACACCGCCGCGTCCTCTAGCCCTGCCATAAGTACGACACGTTCCAGAGCAGCAGCAAACTCCTTCGGTATCTCAAAAGGCGGTGCTGCCTTATCGTTCGAGTACTTCTCCGCGAAGCTGGGTAAGTCCAGAAGATCAGAAGTATCATAGACATTCGAATACAAAGTCAAAGTAGGTGACGCATCCACAACAAAGTGGTCGGCGTACATCTTGAGCTCTTTGTCGTACTGACAGTTCGTTGCTAGTTGCTCGGCGAAGCTCCGAGGAATAGCAATCGCGTCAGCCTTACCAAGCAAAGGCTCAGCTAGAGACATAACCGCCAGCGTTGCCGAATCCGTCGTGAACAAGTCCATCTCGTCGTCACCAATGGCGAACACACAGACGGCATGATGCTCCATCCGCTTTGGTGTCGCCGGACGGATCACAAAAACCCGCTTCAGCGCGGACATAAAGCCCTTGGTCACTTTGAGAGAGGCCACCGGCTTACCTGTCGCCTTCTCTGGGTAAGGCCAGACGCGCTGGTCGAGAGGCAGCGTAGCCAGCTTGACATTGGACCGGCCCGCCTTCAGCGTCAGCGCGGCCCCTGCCTCCGTGAGCGTGATATCATCCGGACCAGACTGCTCAAGCAAACCTAGAAGAAGCCCCCCCGGTACACCAAGCTTGAAGTCTGTCTTGAGCGTTGTGCGCGCACCGACACCGCCGTCATGAGCGTACGCGTAGTCACCGTCAAACCAAATGTGCGTCAAAGCGGTGACGACACTACGACCGGCGAACGCAGGCTTCAGCGGCTCCAGCGCGGCGAGAAGCTCTTTACGGCTAACTTGCATATGTTCTCTTTCTACGCACGGTCGGCGTGGCGGTTACTGTCTTCGAGCGGTACGACATCAGAAGTCAGAGGAGCGACAGCTTCCGTCCAACAGCTGGGCGTGTCGATGAACTCCTGAATGATTCCGCCAGCAATAATCAAGTCTGCTTTCGTATTCCAGTTAAGGATTACAAAGAACAGGTGACGGTGTCGCCCCACGATGTCGTTGGCTCTACAGAAAAGCCCGGTCTCCTGTTGAACCCAATGTCGGGGGCGGCGACCGACCGTAGAAACAATCTGAGAGCTTTCCAAAAGCTTCTCGACGTAGTGCTTACTTTTCCCCAAGTCCTGAAGAGGCTTACCTGCCTTACGGAACCGTGCCAAGTACTTTGTCGCCTGCCCCTCAAGGTATCCCGCGTTAATATTGACGCACAAGTCCCAGTGCTTATAAACAGAGTCATAGTGATTACCACCAACCTGATAAGAATTCGCTGTAACTGCTTCCGTACTCACCGCGCAACTCCCTCTTCACTCTTTTCTACCACACCCTTACCCATACGGCGCTTCATCCACGACTCTGTGGCTACGCGCCAATCACAACGAACCGGAAGAGTTTGGACCATCACTAGAGCGTCATCCCTCTGCTTATTACGCCACAGGCGGTATGCTTCCTTCAGGGGAACAGCAATCATTGGAAAGAACGAGTTCCTGTATATTCCGCTCTCAGCAGGGGTTCCACCCATGAACATCTGCAGGTCTAGATCAAACGTATCAGGCGACGACACGAGTGGAACCGAAAGCAAAGTTCCTTCTGAGTAAGCCGCATCAAAGCGCGCACTCAAATCTGCTTTGTCCAGAACATTCGTATATACGTGGAAGTTGTTGGACATCTGGGTATACGTGCCAACACCAACACCGATGCGCGCCGCTAAGTACTCTTGCAGCACTGAGAAATGAACAGCGTTCGCACCATAAGCTCCCCACACGATATCGTTGCTACGACAACAAACGGTCATGTCCAGAACAGGCTTGTGGTAGTTCAAACCTGCGTTCCCAGGATGACTGTTCTTCCGCTCGTCTAGAGCACTACGCACCCTGAAGTACGCTTGGGTGTTGCACGGAACATCCTTCTTACTCACGCCAAGATCAGCCACAGGATCCCACATCTGCAGTACAATGCGACGATCATCGGAATTTGCTTTGAGCAGCTTAATGATCGTTTCAAGTTGGTCTGGAAGTGCTGGGTATCCGCCGCCTTCCATATCAAAGTGCTTGCGCCAGCGGTAGCCATAGGCTCCGTGCTGCACACCACCTTCTTCTGCGAACCGCGACGAGAAATCACCAACGAATTGGTCCAACCAAGTGGCGTCGTTTCGCCCAGCCAACATCCAGAGTGCTTCCATAAGATGGAATACGTGATTAGCGTCACGGCCCGAGTGAAAGAGCACCCGCTCAGTTGGGTTTACGTAGACTGTGGACACTGGTTCAGGCATCACCAAAACATCACCAGCCCGACTTGATTGAGGAACACCCTCCTTCTTCAGTAAAGCTACACCCTGAAGAAAAGCATCATTGACGTTACGAGCAGTAATAACACGCATTCACATAACTCCGTTCAATGTTCGAATAAGCGCGTCCGTCGCGTGCTCAACGTTACCTTCCTTTATGGAGAGGTAAAGGTCGCAAGCAACCGCAGGTAACGGGTCCCGCAAATAGAAGCCATCAAGCTCCCGAAGAATGCAAGCAGCGTGTTGGTTCCCGCCCTTGACCTGCTCGGAGGCCCACAAGTATAACTCGAGAGAATCACAAGCCCGAAGCATCTGCTTATCAGCTGGTGCTAACAGAGCCTCATCAGGCAAGGACAGGCGCTCGAATATCTGACTCTCCATTCGGGCAGCAGCAACCTTAATCTCCGGACAATACTTCTTCACAGGTGCAGGAATGTCGCCAACCCAAGCCTCAGGAACGTCATGGACTACGCAATAAACAGCCAACCGTCCAAAGTGCTCTGGCCATAAGACCAACATGATCACCGCTACACCCCAAGAGTGCGCAGCGTTCGAATACGAACCTTGGTGCCTGATGCCGTGGCACCTCTCAGTACCTCCGCCAATCCGAATACTTAGTAGCCGCTCAAAAGGTGTCATGTTTCTCCTGCTTTCGCCCACCGCGCACTCGCGGCGCTCTTAGCTATCTCACTTCGACGCTCCGGCGATAACTTCTCCGCCCGCGCCTTACCTCCGGCGGTACCCGCCTTCTTACGGTTAACTAATTTAACATAAGCATACTCTGGTAGAGGGAGCCACCAAGATACGGTATCGAGTTCTGCTGTAAACTGGTCGTCCAAGCAGACCCACTGAAACCCTTCTGCCTCAGCACCTTCAGAATGTTGAACCATCCGGCCCTCATCCCAGAATGCTTCGCACCACCCAGCAGCAAGCTTTACAAGAACAGGCTTCCCATCAAAGGGAGCACCTTCCGGAAGAATGATACTTCCTCTCGCGTCAACTGTGTACTCAATCTTTGGCATACCTCAAACATACCAACGCCTAAATTGAGTACGCGGTCTCCGGACGGTACTTCGCACGTGGACGACCCTGATTCAAACTGACCCTTAAATACTTGTCTATTTCGCAGTTTGAATTTTGGCAGTCCATGGCGCTGAGTGTTTCATACCCCGGTCCCAAATGCTCCACAAGAGCTGTTCGACATCTTGCAAGATGTGCTAACCAATCTTCTTCCTTAGGACGTTTGGTGATCGGGGTCAAGCCCATAATTCGGTTGTAGCCACGCACTGACCCCGGCCCCATAGGAGCCCACGTATACAAATCTGTTGCATTCTCCAACAGAGAAGTATAGCTCCAATCGGCCACAATCTGCCCGGCCATAAAACCCCCATAATACTCACACTGTCGCAAAAGCTTCCAAGCCGCCTCACACGAGCGTGGTTCCTCGCGCATCATCTTGGTCAACTGTGGCAGAACCTTGGTAAGCTCCTGCCCGATCACCTTCTCAGCAACGAACTTGCCCTTCTTGCCGCCCTTCTTACGCGGCGCTGAGATCATATACGCCCCGGTCCAAACCTTCTGCTTCTTGCCGAGGCGGTCCATGAACTGTCCAAGCTTCTTCCAATCAATTCGCTTCTTGGGGTAGAAGCCCTCGTCCATTGCCGCAGCAATCGTAGGAGGCCAGTTCACCCATCGACACCAAGCTGAGAACTGAAGGAAGGACCGAAGATCGTAATTGATGTTCTGCTGGGTCAGGACATGCTCCCGAAGCCAGCGGCTGACGCGATCATCACGGCGGCGCACATTACAGAAGCGGTACGTCGCTAGGATTGGGTCCTCGGTCCAAATCATTCTAGCCGCCAGACCGTTGCGTGTCTCGTCCACGGCCTGACGCAAAGCGAGATTACCCTCACGACGAATGCGGACAGCTTCCCGCTCCTTCGCAAAGTAGAGAAGCGTCTCAAGATTACTCAGAAGCGGCATCAGACTTCCCCTCGTTATTCAGAAACTCACGTGTAACTAAAACCTGCTGTCGCGCGGCCTCCCAATCAACTTCACTATCGTTACCGTTTACAAGTCGAGCAAGGTGGTGATTATTCTTGCGGAGAGCCTCCACCAGCTTACTGATCTTCTCGTCCTTAGCCGCAATCACCAAAGCCATGCTTCTGGCACTTAGCTCAACCATGACAAAATCTTCTCTGCTGCTGAATCTCGACTTACCGTCTCGGTCCTGAATTCAAGACCTTCTAGACGTTCTCGCACTCGCAGAATGCGCTTGTAGTGTTCGCGCAGGTGAAGGTCACTCTTGCCTTGGCGGATTGCGGTCAACTGTCTTGCCTTCAAACCCTCCAGACAAACCTCCAGCGGTGTGTCCAGAAACGCAACAATGACATCCTTCTTCTGCGTGAACAAATACTCGCCCACGCTGCCGTAGTTGTTGCTGAGAATAATCCCTTCGTAGAGAACATGACCTTTCTTCCGGTACTTGTCCACGAGGGCGATCAGAACATCCAGCCCGTTTGTGGTGATCACGTCCGCACCACTAGTCGGTACGCCGTAGTACGGCCCCAGAATGAACAGAGGCTTCTTCACGCCATCGATCTGAAGGTGATATGCTTCTGGCTGGCGGGGGCCAAGCGCACCGTAAATTGGTTTGGGCGTGATCACCGAAGCAGCCAACAGGTTCTTAACGACCGTGGTCTTGCCGCTGGAGTGGGTGCCTCGTAGGTTGATGATCACGAACTCATCCTTTGATTCCACACAAGACAAGCCTTGTGGTTGACTTCATCGTACTGCTCACGCTTACCCTTAACCAACGGACCGTCGGCTTGACAAGACACACACGTAACGTGAGGCATAGGGCCAGTCTGCAGCGCAACATTTGAAGAACCACAGAAAGGACAACGAGCTAGTTTGACCCTATACAGGTCCAGAACTTGGTGCTCGTAGATCATGCGCCGGGCTAGTGCAGGATCTCGACTCACTTGACTGCCTTAGTAGAATTCACCAACGCAATGATCAATGCTGCGTTCGCTTGCGCATTCTCGCAGCCGGTCAAGTTCGCAACAGTAATACCGACGCCGTCAGCCGTGATCAGTAGCTGTGAGCCATCCTGGTCAATGGACCACGGCGGTGGTGTTGGGCTCTGGGTTGTGTCAGACATGGGTGCCTACTCCTCTACGACAACCATACCTTTGGGTAGTGTGGCTTTCTCGACCTTCCGGATAACCAGCTTGGAGTGCTCGCGCGAAAGGAGCATGAATGATGTCTCAGAGAAGTAAGCCACATGAATTAGATACCATTTGTGGGTGCGTGCGTACCACTTCGCCACCGCCTTGAAATAGTCCTCAATGGAGTGAACTTCCTGCCCAAGCAGATCCGAATAGACCTTGAACGCTTTCGCGCCGTACCGCAGATAGAACGGGGAACAGTCGTTCAGCACAATGAACTCACCAGCAGCGGACATCGCCGCCTCTAAAGGTTCCTTGTACTTACCACCAGCACGCTTGAACGTAAAGTCGTTGAAGTCGAGGAAGATCATATCTGCCTTCCGCATAGGAGAGTTCAGAATGTCGTCGCTCGTGACCTCTTCCTTGAAGTTGGCGCGCAACACCGTACAGCAGCTTGGATCAAAATCATTCAGAATAAGCTTACGCTTCTGCCCCTCACCGAAGATGCGAGCACTGATACCCACACCAGCCATAGGGTCTGAGTAGCTCTTGTAGTCACCCAGCTCCTCCGCGCGCTCCTTTAGAATCTCCAAACACAGGAGCTTGAGCGGGAGCTTACTCTCAAGGTAGCTCTTCTTTTTCCACCGCTCGACAATCTTAGCGACGTACGGCGTGTTACCATCAAACGCGCCCTTCATTGGAACGCAAGCTTCTGGAGGAAACACGAGCGGCTTGTAGCCTTGAACTGTAAGCTTCATCCTAGAACCTTTTCCAGACTATAAACACAGAATAGCCTCCTATAATTTGTTCGGCGTAAATTGGAAACGTGGCTTTCCCTGTTCAAGTCCAGGATGTTCGGTCCACCCTTCATACAAAATC